AAATTTATAAAAAAAATATTGTGAGAGACTATATGTGAGAGACTATATGTGAGAGACTATATGTGAGAGACTATATGTGAGAGACTATATGTGAGAGACTATATGTGAGAGACTATATGTGAGAGACTATATGTGAGAGACTATATATTAAAAACAAGACTTGCCATTCCATTTTTAAAACTAAGAATATTATATCCTAATGCATATGTTTTTATCATAAATGCATCTGAATTAGTTGTTACACAATCTATAAATTTTTGATTAAATTTATATACAAAAGACTTGTATTTATATGAACTTAAATTTACTGCTCCACTTGGTTGATATTCTTCAGGATTTAATGAAAATGAATATATATTTATACCGTCAGAAGGAGTTTTAGTATGGTAAGCATATGGTTGAACATAGTTTGTAAATTGTGAATCATAATTTTGGAATCTTACATATTGTTCAAAATTATAATTTGATACTTGGATTGGATTTTTATCACCATAAGATGTAACATTTGTATATAATTGATCTAACATAACATATGAATCTGTTTCTGTTACATAAAATTTAGAATAGATTATTATAGAAGTTAAATCAAGGGCGATTATTTTATAACTACCATTATAAAACTGAGAATTAAAAATCTTAACTGTATCATTAATATTAAATACATGATTTCCAATTAATAATTGTACTTTTTGCTCTAATGTTGTGGTTGGTATATTATTTATAGTTGAAATATTGTATATAACACCAAGGTCGTATACATCATAAAATTTATTTGCTAGATTTTTATTACTTTGAGCAACCCAAAACATTTCCTTAACAGAATTAATAAAAAATGATTCAATTGTTATTTGATTAGATGTTAACATAGGATAATTATAATTTTGAACAACTTCGATCAGATATTCTTGGGATGACTGAGAAAACTTTGTTCTTTCATCAACATCTAAATATATATAATCAACTAATAAACTAATGTCAGTCAATTGAATCATATTTTCAAAATCTGTATCAATTGGAGCATCAGTATATATCAAATTTTTTATTTCATTTAATTCAAGTTGAATTCTGACATCATTATATCTTAAAAATATTAATGGTAAGGATGCAGAAATATATTTATTAAACCAAAAATTTAAAGGAATATACATTGTATATCCAGTTTTGATATCGTATGAATATGTTGTTAAGGCATAAATATTTCCAATCATTTTATCATATATTGTTTGTAATTCACTATTTAATGACAAATCATTCCAAATATTATACCAATCATTATTGTGTTGATCTATTCTTTGTCCTCCAATTTCGATAAATAAATTTTTAATAATTTGATGACCTAATTTTTTAACCCAACTGAATTTATAATTTGGATAGTTTCTATGTAAAGCAGCATGATCAGAAATATTATTAAATAAATATTCATCCATTTGAGATGACACATTTTTAAAAGATGATAAATCAGTATTTATTTGTGTAATTAGTGCTGCTGAATTTAAAAAATTTGTAACTACATAATTAGTTATATTTTTAACAATATCAATATCTGTTATTCTACTGTTGTTGAATGATGAACCATCATATAAATAATTACCATTTGAATCATAAAAATTTGCTACAAGGAAGTTATTAACTGGAATCTTTATATTAAAAAGAGCATTAAATTTTGATTTTAAATTTGAATATTCTGTTGATGTAAAATATAAATTAACAATCTGTTGTATCTTATTAAAAAGTATTGTTAAACTAACTGTTTGATTAATCGTTTTTAAATATGATGTAAGTTCACGATAACATCTATACAAAAGATTCATTATACTTTTAAAATCTGTATATTGTATCCGTAAGTTATTTATATCATTCTGATCATTTGGGTTAAATTCATTAATAAAATTTGGATTTGGAATAACAACTGATGGTATTACAACTTTTAAATACATCCGATTGACTAAATCTCCAATCCTATCTAATGTACACGATATTGTATTATTGAAATTTTTTGTACCACTAAAGGGTTGTTCAATATTCTCAATCGCAAAATTTGTATATCTCCTGTATACAATTTTAAAAAATGTTATTTGAGGCATACCAGTTAAAAATACATCGGCTGCCCCATAGGCTACAATTTGTATTAAACCTCCTGTCATAATAATATAATAATATAATATTATTATTATATATATTAAATCGAAGGGATGAACTCCCAGTTTAAATGATTACATATTTTTTTCCAAATTACATCCATATCCTTTATTTTCTGATCTGATTTTAATAAATGTATAAATTGTAAGATATAGTCTAATTCAATTAATTCACATAGTTTATAAATAATATATGAATAACTAATTAAATTTTTTCTTACATTCGGTTTGTAAATCTTAAATGGCTCTTGAACTTCTCTAAACATTTGACGTAATTTTTCTTCTTTATCTCTCGCAATTTGTGGTGGTTCTTTTCCGGTAGTTTTAAATATAATATATGGTATATCATCATAATATTTATTTAATGATAATTTACGTAATATTTCACGCATATAATAAGGTGTTATATTTTTAGTATCATTTTTTAAATCGTATTTATTAATTTCCTTTTTGATTTTTTCACATATTTCTTCAGATAATTCAATAACTTCTTTTCCTTGAATTTTATTTAACCATTCATTAAAATGATTCATTGTTTTATAAGCAACATATGTTTTTGTATCATTACATTCTTCCTTGTAATTGGGTATATCACTTTCTACAAGAATCATTTCACTTTCTCCACATATCTTACATACCATTAATCCATTGTGTAAATCCAAAATCATCTCATCATTACAATGACTACATTTTTTATAGACATTATCAAATTTATTTTTCTTTTTGTTTGACTTAATAACAGTATCTTTGTCAACTTTTGATAAATATTGATTCAATAAATTAAATTTATCATTCGAATCATCTTCGTAATCCATCAGTATATCAAATACTTCGTGATAATAATCATATTCATCATATAATGACAATTGTTGAATCTGAGACTTGAGTTCTTGACTCTTCAAATTAATTAAATTTTTTTCTGAAATATTTGTAATTGTTTTTAATTGATCATCTAATATAGTGATATTTTTTTGTATTTCCTCTATTTTTAATTTATTATTATTTAAATCATTTGTGATTTCTTCATGTCTGGTGGCAAGGTTTGATTTAACTGGCTGTTTCTTAATTGATTGCAAAATTGAATGATATTTAGAGTTCTTGTTTTTAAACATATAATATATAAATAAAAGAGTCTCTATATAAAATAGTATAGTTTTTAATTTGAATTAATTCTTTTATTGAATATTTTTTTTCTATATAATTATTATATATATATTCAAATGGGTGGCGGTTTAATGCAATTAGTAGCTTACGGCGCACAAGATGTTTACCTCACAGGTAATCCCCAAATCACATTCTTCAAGGTTGTCTATCGCAGACACACCAACTTTGCCATGGAATCCATCGAACAAACATTCAACGGAACAGGAGCCTTCGGTAACAAAGTCCAATGCCCCGTTGTCCGCAACGGTGACTTAATCACAAAGATGTACCTCAGAACAACAGTTTCAGCAGGAAACACAACATCATTAAGCGGAACATACGCAAACGTCAAATGGGCATGGGTCACATCTCTCGGACACGCACTCATCTCATCAGTCGAACTCGAAATCGGTGGAACCCGTATCGACAAACACTACGGTGAATGGTTAACCATCTGGAATGAACTCAGCAGAAAGATCGGACAAGACCGTGGATATAACCAAATGATCGGAAACGTTCCCGCATTAACAGTCCTCGACTACCAACACCCTGCATTCACAATGTGGGTCCCCCTCAAGTTCTTCTTCTGCAGATTCGATGGATTAGCTCTCCCCTTAATCGCTCTCCAATACCACGAAGTCCGTATCAACTTCGAATTCCTCGCTGTTGAGGATCTCTTATCATTTGAAGCTGCAGCAAATGGAACAGGAAAGGGATTAGCCACAGCACTCGGACTCACACTCTCCGACTGCTCTCTCTATGTAGACTACATCTACCTCGATTCTGAAGAACGCAAACGCTTCGCCCAAGCCTCCCACGAATACCTCATCGAAGCCCTCCAATTCCCCGGATCAGAATCAATCACAGGTGTAAACTCTAAATTCAGATTAAACTTAAACCACCCCTGCAAATTCTTAATCTGGACTGCCAAGTTAGGACGTTACACCAATGGTAACACAGTCTTAGCTTACCACCCAACTGACGTATATGCAACACAACTCGCAGCAACAAAACGTTTTGTTCTCAAGTATGCAGTAGCCGCACCAGCACCACTCGCAGCAACACACGTCCAAACAAACGCATACGGTCAAATCGTCGCAGGAGCCAACTCTGGAAATGCAGCAGTATTCGCCAAGATCAACCCTGTTGCAATCTCTCAATCTGGATCATGCGCAATTGCTGATGCTGATAACATCACAATCCTCGGAGAACTCTTACCTCTCGACTTCATCTCCAACACAGTCGCAGCCATCAAGGCCTACGCCGCATCAAGTGTAAATTTTGCCTCCGGTTCAGTCTCATGGACTGGTACAGGTTCCATCCAAATCGGAGAAGGTGCAGATATCAAGGATATTGTCCTCTACCAATGGGACAACTTCGGTAACCAACTTGACGGAACTGAAAACCCAATCAACCAAGCCTTACTCCAACTCAATGGACAAGACCGTTTCTCCCAACGCGAAGGAATCTACTTCAACTATTGCCAACCTTGGCAACACTTCAGCAACACACCCAACGATGGTGTTAACGTCTACTCCTTCGCCCTCAACCCCGAAGAACACCAACCCTCCGGAACATGCAACTTCTCCCGTATCGACAATGCAACACTCTCCATCACATTCGGACGCAACAGCGCACTCACAGGAGCAACTGAAGGAAGCTACCTCGGTAACTACCTCAACTCTGGAGCATCCACATCCAACTTTAACGTCTGGGCAGTTAACTACAACGTCTTACGTGTCATGAGTGGCATGGCGGGACTTGCCTATTCAAATTAGAAAGGGTATTATTATTATTTTCAGATTTGGGATTTTTCCCAAAGCCTGACAAAAATTGAAAGAAAAATAAACTAACTTAAAGACATATTATTTATATATAATATATACATAATGTCTCTCTCAAATCGTACCAAAACTAACGTAAAAGTTGAAGAAAAAATAGAAATTAAAAAAACTGTTCCAATTATTGAAAAAAAAGTTGTTGAAAAAATTGTTCCAATAACAAGAAAATACATTGAAAAAGTTATTGTCGGTGAAAAAGAAGAAATTGAAATCAAAACAAAAATTAGAAATAAAAAAATTACAACAATCACTCATAAAGATGTTGAATTCAAAGATAAAAAATATACCGTTTGTTATACAAGTTTTAATGATGAAGATATTTTATTTGTAATTGATTTTAATAAAAAAGAACAAGTAATATATAAAAAATGGCATAAAGTTAATTCAGGTGATTATATAGCAAATACATATTATGAAGATGATGAATATAAAATGAAACGAGATTTATATTTACATAATTTAATAATGAATAAATTAACATTTGATGGAAAAGGACAACATCATTCAATTGATCATATTAATAGAATAGGTCGTGATAATCGTACAGAAAACTTACGTGAATTAACGCAAAGTCATCAAAACATAAATCAAAAAAAGAAAGAGAGAAATATTGAATTACCTATTGATTGTGGAATTAATCCCCAAGATATTCCTAAAAATATTTATTATAGAAAACCAGAAGGTCTTCATGGAGATAGATTCTATATTGATATTAAATTTACTGAAAATCCGTTTAGATGGTATTCAACAAGTTCAAAAAATATTGATTTAAAAACAAAATTACAACATGCAATTTTAAAATTAAAAGAATTTAAAACAAACAATCCAGAATATGCTGAAATATTAGATATTGTAGACAATGTTAAACAACGTAATGAACTAATTGTATCATTCAACGTAATCCTCATGAAATCCGACTTCCCCCAACAAATCATAGACAAAAACTTGGCACCCCTAGAAAAAGTCCCAGAAGAAAAAATAAATATTGAAGCAGAAAATTTAGCAAAACAATTAATAGATATTGGATTAAAAGGCGTTAAAAACAGTTTACCTCCAGACTGTGGAGTAACACAAGAAATGATCCCAAAACATTGTTATTATAAACCAGAAACAGAAAAACGTGGCGGTAAGTTTATTATAGAAAGACATCCCGTTCTTGTAGCAAAAGGTGTTAGACAATGGGCAACAACAGAAAGTAAAAGTAAAACGATTAAAGAAAAATTTGATCTATTAATGGAAAAATATAATGATTTGGAAAAATAATATTTAGATATTATATAAATGAAAAGATTAGATAATTATGTTAATATGATTGGGGGTGCAACAGAAGCAGAAGCAGCAAGAGCACGAAGAAACGCAACAGCAGCAGCAGCAGCAATACGAAGACAAGCAGCAGAACAAGCAGCAGCAGCAGAACAAGCAGCAGCAGCGAACGCAGAAGCAGCAGCACAAGCAGCAGCACAAGCAGCAGCACAAGCAGCAGCACAAGCAGCAGCACAAGCAGCAGCACAAGCAGCAGCACAAGCAGCAGCACAAGCAGCAGCACAAGCACAAGCAGC